TTCCAACGGTCAAGTAGTTTAACAGCGTCCACAAACGCTTTGGGGGTGCCGGCGATGACAGGGCCTTCGGGGCCAGATTTATATTTATCTCGCAACGTTCGATATTCGACGTTGTCGATCTTGTCTGGGGAGTCTCGGAGTATGAATTGTTTGAGCACATCGAGGCCGTTATCCATGTCTAGGATGCGGAGGGAGAAGCCGGCGGCGACAAGGGAGGCGAGGGCACCGGTTTTGCCAGAGCCAGAGTCGCCTTCGATAAGAAGTTTGGTGTATTCATTGCTCTGATGTTGGCTTAAGCTGGGCATCTGATTTCCTTTTGAAGTCTTGGCAACGGAATCTTGCGTCGGTTACATCTCCTGAGTTAACTGATGATTGATTGCACCGGCCTATCCATTCATCAATTGGGGCCCATCCAGTACATGTTTCACAACAGTTTGGGGGCCAACGCTGCCATGATGGTGTTGTGTCAGGATTTGGCAAGTAGCACCTCTGTGTATAAGGTTAACAAATCTCCATCACGTAGATCGAGCATTTCGGTATTAATCGCCAGTCGAATGGTCGTTGGTGAACCATATTCCGCACCGAAGCTAATGGTGAAGTGGGTTGGCGATCGGTCGGTGATGCGGGCTTTGAGCAGTGGGAGGATTATTCGTCTGGATTTATTTGACATATTTCTAACCCATCATTTTTCAGCCATTTCAATAGTTCTGCGGTGTATTTAGTCATGTCATAGCAGGGAAAGAAGTTCTCAAAGTATTCCAATAATGATTCCTCTATCTTGGCTTCAAGGGATTCCATCTCTCTTCCTCCGGTAGTTTGATAAAGTCGGCCTTTAAGAATGCTTCACGAACGGATGGGTCCTTGCTACACACTCCACGGAACTTGCACCCGCCGAACTTATCACACGCGGTGTCGTTCTGGGGCCAATAGTTGATCGTGGCGTATTGCTCGGCCATGTGAAGGTGAATGCGGAGATCCTGTATCCATTCCTCAGTCTGCGCTGGGGTGCGGAATGTGAACCCACGTTCGAATGCGTTGGGTTTGTCGAGGAGGATCTGGGCTGCGCTGATAATGACCCCCTTGATCACCCCACCAAGCACAACCTGCCCTGCAAGGGTGTAGAGGGACATTTGGTTATTTGGCGACCATTGGTTCATGTAGTATGAACCCGCGGCGGTGGTTGTGGTTTTATGATCCATCACCATGATCTGGTCGTTGAACGTGACGACACGATCGAGGTGGCCGCAGAGGATGTAGGGTTGGCCATAGTGTGGCTTGTCTTCATAGTTTGTATCGAGGTACGCCTCTGGCCCCCAATCAAGCTCGAACCTAAAACTAACCTCAGTCGCCGCAGAACCATCTTCCCTGATTATGGTTTGCGCTGGGTCGTCGCGGTATTTGTCGAGGTAGTCGATTACCAGTTGTAGTAACGTCCTAGGATTTTTATAATTCCCCGCGCGAGTAGAGATGTCAGGATTCCAATCCTTAATCCGTACCAGAAGTAGCTGGATACATTCTCGAACAGCGGCTTCGTGGTTTTGGCCACTGATCTTTGCTCCATCATATTCCTCCAATGCCTTATGATATTCCTGCCCAAAGCGAAGATGAACGGAGTCTTCCTTTGGGGTCCAGCCGTCGAGCATTATGTATTGGTAGAGCCGAGGACAGGTCTTTATATAGCCGATCGAGGTTGAATCCCATGCGAATTGGATTTGGGTGTTGGGGAGGAATGGACTGAGTGGTTGATTGGCCTTCTTCATATGCGTCTCTTAATCGTCGGCATCACTGGTTTCAACCCAAGTGCTTGTAGATCAATCTTCACCGCAGGGCCACTATCCTTCTTCGGCCGTTTGCCACCAGCCTCTTTGACTGCACGTTGATTGCGATGATAAGCGATGATGGCGTCTAGACGCTTGCGGCCTAAGGTGCCCTCGGCGGTGGATAGTGACATTGGGTCGAGGGTCATGAGGTAGTCGATGTCGTTGAGTTCGTCAGTCATCGTCGGCCTCCATTGGCAAAGCCTGATCGATGAGTTCAAGCATCTCTGAAAGGATGTTGCGAAGGTCTATTTCCTTCTCGTCAATATCACCTCCAAGAGCCTTAATCTTGTCTCGCAACTCCCATAGGCTATATCTCATCAAGATCTCCCACCGTCCTCGGTTTCACATTCGCCCTAATCATTCGGCAATGATTCTGCACCAACGCCCGAATCACCGCAGTCCACTGGCCTGGGCCATAATGGGCAATCATCGTGGCCTTGTCTTTAGTGAATAGGTTAATCTCGGCTCGGGTAACGTCAAGGGAGGGGCGGGGCATCAGGTATCTCCGTTGTTTTCCGCACGATGAATACTTCCTTAAGCCCCTCTGGGCAGAAGGTCATAAGATTAGTGAAGGCTTCTTTATCCGCCCAAGAATCCCGCGCCATGATTAGCTTATGGCGAAACAAGATTGGGTCTGTGGCCGGGATGCCGATGCCGATTTCCTCGGTCTGCGCCCGTTCCCAGATTGCGCGGAGGAGTTCAGGTGAGAGTTTGGGCATCGCCATCCTCCGCTTCGATTTCGCTTAGGGATTCAATCTCCGGCGCATTCTTGTCCTTTGGCTCCACATAGAGAAAGATCGACCCATCCTCCCCATGGCGAATCCTAACCTGAAGCACATCATACTGTGACTGCCCATGCATTGGGTCGCCGATTGGATATGTGCGGAGGTTTTCCTTTCGATCAATGGCTCGTGCGTTGTTCATCCGCATTTGGTAATTGCGTGCAGAGGCATGGTTGTCGAAGACTAGGCGAATGCCTTTGGGGTCGTCTAGGGCTTTGTCGTAGATTTCGTAGATGTCGCGGTAGGACATTCGATTGGACGGGATTGGCATTACAGTTGCTCCAAGAGAAGTTCGGCTAGTTTGCGCGCTAAGGCGTAGATGTCAGTATTTTCCAAATCCTCATTGATGGATAAGGACGCTTCCTTTATGCCTATACGCTTAGCATCTTCAGGTTTGAATCCGCTAACTTTGTCTTTTAAATCATAGATGATTAACAGCTTTGGCATCTTAGCTCCATTGAATGGTGCGGGAGTCGATTTCGAAATAGCGGTCACTTGATCGGGTCTGTATCACATACCTCACATTGCGGTCTTGCGGACCTTCGCCAATCAAATGCGGATCGAGATGATACACTAGAGGAAACTCTAGTCCCTTAGACTTATGCCCGGTCATGAGTTGAATCGCCCCGCGTTGTTTAAACAGATGCTCCGCATAGCCAATGGCTTGGCCTAGGTCTGAGCCTTGGCGAATGATGATTCGCATGCATTCAGCCATGTCTGGGGCGGTTTTGGAGCCTTTGGCTAGTTTGATGGAAAGCCATTCATCAACGTGAGCAAGAGCCGTTGCCTGACTATCTTCCGTGTTGCCGAGCTTTTTGAGAGTTGTGACAAGTCGTGGACCGATTTCGCTACCGACCATGTTAATGCCATGTCCATGAGCAATAAGTTTAAACGCAAGGCCAAATAATGGCGCGTTGTTTCGGCAGATGAAGACGGCATTTGGTTCGAAGTCTGTTGCGTCGTGGTAATCTCTGACACCTACTTCTCCTCCGGGGTTGAACCATTTAAAGTGGGGAACGTGCCAACGGGCGTTGCGGACGATGGCTTCTGGACAGCGGAAGCTAGTGCTGAGTTCGAGCGGAGACATTGCGTACTGAGATCCAGCTTTCGCCATGCCTCCAACCATCGCCCCTCGGAATCCGTATATATTTTGATGTGGGTCTCCGACACCGATCAATCTCCTATCGCCAACTAGCTTGCGGATCATTTCGTGGTTTACGGGGTTGAGGTCTTGGTATTCGTCAACGAGGGTGAGCGGAAACTTAGGGTATGCTCCGCCAAACAATGCGGACATGTATACCTGATCATTATAATCGATTGTCCCATCATAGCTAAGCTTGATACTTTGCCTAAGCGTCGCATCAATAAGGTCACTGACGAGATCATCCGGTTCTTCATCGAGGACGGTGTGGAAAGCATTTTTGCTTGCAAGTCTAGTTGCAATAGGGAACATTCCGTCTGGGATGTAGCCAATGGCCTTTGCCATCTCGACCCCTTGCCTGACTTGGTCATAGACGGTCCACATTGTCCTGGCTTCTTTGCCTTTGACTTCATCGGTTATGCCTTTGAATATGTTATAGGTCTTCTTGGTGTCGAGGGATATGCCTTTACCGATGGCCGAGGCCCAGATACGATGACCTAGGGCGTTGAATGTGCGAACGGTGGTTGAGCCGAGCATACGGGCGGTGGCTTCGTCTGCGTTGCGTTTGTTAAAGCATAGGTAGAGGATTGGCTTCTGCTTAGCCACCCCTTCGAGCATTTCGAGAGTTGAGGTCTTGCCTGTGCCTGCGAGGGCATTGACCATTAGGTTGGAGGTGGTGGTTTTGGTTTGCTCTATAATTGCCTGTTGTTCTTCGGTAGGTTCCACTAGTTCATCCTCATTCTCGATCCAGTTGCCAACTTCGTTACTTGGCCAACGACTTTCTCCAATAGCTGCCCGATGCCAAGGAACCCTGAACCAATAATAGGATCATCGTTGGCCTTGCGTAGATGGCCGAGAACGTACATACACTCGGCCGCGAGGCGAAGGTGCTCACACGCGCGTTGGTAGGTAAGTGCTTCGGATGCTTGGCCTGCTTCGGTTTCGTAGGTTGGGTATTCAGTCATTTGTTAAACCTTTCGATTTTAAGCGGTGGCATTGGACCAGTTAGGTCTTTGTCATAGGTCTTAATCAACTCCGGTCGAATCAATTCCCCAATGCGATCAGACTCGGCTCGCTTGCGGGCGATCATTCCTTCTTCAAGATTGCGGAAGTTAGGCCTCATTTGCTTGAACGAAGTGCATTGGCTCATCTTATAGATCTGTTCGTCCATGTTGCGGATGGTGCGAATGAGGTATTCGATTTGGTTGTCTTTGGCGCGCGCTGTGTCTACTGTGACTTTCCAACCGCCTTCCCATTCTCGCAGTCGCCGATTGAGGTTGGCATTGGCCTTCTCAAGCTCCGCAATCCGTTGCCTTAACTTCCATTTGCTCTCAAACATTCATATTCTCCTATTAATCTTCCCTACAATCGCCGGATGACCAGAAGGTCGGCTCAGGCCAAGTTCGGCGAGTAGGGAGCGTTTGGGGGATTTGGGTTCGGCACGAGGGGGGTAGTGGTCGGGGAGGGAGTCGGGTATAGTCCGTATACCATGTATCCAACCATCTGTTAACACACCAAGTTCAGCGTATTCATACGGATACGCCCGATGGCCACTGGTAGGGATGATCCACCAATAGCCAAGGCCTTCGCATTCGGTGCATGTTGGATCGTTGTCACACTCGGGGCATTTCATTTGGCAAGCGATGTCGAATGCGGGTTCGTCTCGGCATTTGTGGGCTATGAGATAGGGTTCACTCAAAACGCACCCCATCGGCTAGAGTCATAGCCTTTGTCATGGCGAGTTCGCCAACGTTCGTGGAGCCAGCGGATGAAGGTGATAAAGCCAATGAAGGCAAAGAAGGCGATGATGATATTGGTCATCACACCAACCCCAGCTTGCGAAGCACATTCAACGCAGTTGCCCGCTCGGTGTCTGTTTGCACAACCTTATTCTGCTTACGATACACAACCGATGCGCCTGCTGATTTGCAAACGTAACCGGGTTCGACGGGGGGTTTGGTGTAGTCCTTTTCGGCGCTAGGTGCGAGTTCGTATCGTTTGCGGAGGAAGTTGAGGGCTTGGCTTAGCCCACCTTCGGTGATGGGGAATTTGGTAATGTATGGGTTGCCCATGGAGGATGGGATCTCGGCATAGATGTGGTTGTCATCGATCCATGTGGTGATGGCCCAGGAGGGGCGAGCGGTGGGGAGTTGGTGGGTCATGGAAGGTAACCTCGGGCAAGACAATAATTGCATCCGCCACCTCTGGTAGATTGTTCAATACCTGTGCCATTACATGCTAAACACATTCGCATTGGAGCTTGAGTTGGTGGTGCTGGAGGACAGCCAACATTGCCTGCTGGGTTGGTTGGCTGTTCCTCAACCTTCGGCTTCGGCGCCAATTCCCCTTTCATTCTCTTTGCGATGTCTGCGAAATCGTCGATGATGGACATGGGTTAGATCCTACGTTTGATTGTGCCGATTGAGGGATGGGGCGTAACGTCTTTAACGCCTGCTGGAATGCTGATATCGTATGAGGAATCAATTTCACTTGGGTTGATTATCTCACTATCAAGCGGCTCGGCTTCAACCTCAGGATATTCCTCGACGGTCGATTGAAGCACGACCTTAGTTTCGAAATCGTAAAACATTCCAGTGTTTGCCATGTCATAGGCCAACATCTCTGGGAGCATCTGCCTGTGACGGCATGTAGGGCGTGAGCCTGCGGGGCATTCACATTCACTGAGGGAGAGAAGGTAGGAGGATTCGACGTTCAATTGGTTATCGAACTTGGTTATTCGATATTCGTCGCCATCAGTCTTCAGATTATACAAGGTCACAACAATTCTCCATCATATCGGGTCCAGTCGTCTGCGCTGAAGCGTAAGCCGGAATCAAGTAGTGGATAGCGGCTTATGTACCATCTTGGGCGTAAGACTTGCCACAAATACCAATCAATCACATGGTTGTTGAAGTGGTGGGGGTAGTCGAAGGTCGATTGGGTCATAGGATGTACTCCCAAATGAAGTAGACGAATGCAGCTACTACACCAAGTTGCCAAGCAATGACAATTGTGCGAAGGATATCAAAGGTCATTGGTTGTAGCTCCAATAATGTGATGTAAATCGTCGTATGCCTAGTTTGCGTTGATAGGCATAGATGACGGAGGGAGCGAGGCCTAAGGCCTCTGCGAGGATGTAGGGATCGACAGTTGGGTTAGCGCGTAGGTAGGCATCCCTCGCGGGGGTTTGATAGCGAGGGCGACGAATGGGGAATAGGTCGGGGCAGTGGATGGGGTCATTGCGGAGGTTCTCCTGTGCCAAATGACCACCAAAGAATGCCACGAATAGGAAGGTATAGTTGCCAAAGCTCAAAGCCAATTAAGCCGGCAAGCACAACTACGCACCAGCTAATGGCGATGGCAAGGAGGAGATAGTATCCGTATTGATAGGGCATGGTTATTGATCCCACGGCATCTTGGGCATGGATGGCTTGCGAGTGGTCTTTTGATTAGATGCACGGCGGAGGGTGATTTCGGTGGTGGTTGTTTCGCCTGTGGTTGGTAGAAAGCCGTAGCGGCTATGAGTTACATCCCGGCTTGGAGTGTGAATATTGAGATTGGCCGCACCTCGGACTTGGCCTTGGGTTGTCCAAGCTTGGTGGAGTTTGTTGCGATAGTCCATTCTGCGCTCCTGATTTGGCCTTACCCCTTATTATACCATATTTGGTGATATTACGCAATACCTTATTTGGCTGATGCGGGCTTATATTAAATGATCTAATGAAAAGGCTCCGGAGGCATTTGCGCCCTCCGGAGAGTTTGGGCAAGCTGGGCAGGGAGACGGAGTGCTTGCCCGGTGGGGATTAGGGGCGCCAGTGGTAGTCGGCTTCAAGTCCTCCGCCATTGATCCATTCGGTTAGGGTCATGAAGCGAGGAACGGAGATGTATTTGAGACCAAAGTAAGGACCAATTGGCTTAGCGTCGGCGGCTTCCGTTTGGCTGGAACCAACATCCGAAGTAGTGACAGGACTTGGATGGGCAGGATTTGGGGGAGTGGAAGTGGGGGCAAAAGGGACAGTGGTATTGGCCTCACCTACAGGTAGGTCATTGCATTGAGGTTGGTCAATTGTCTTACCCATGTCGCCTTCGGCAGATTGAACGGTGGAAGGAGTGGTATCGGGGAAAGGGCTAGGATTGTATCCCTGCGGCTCTTGCACTGCATATTCCACTGTCTCGACAATTGCGGATGACGCAGTATTCGGGTTCATGGGCTCCGATGGCGCAGTAGGGTCCACTGACACACTAACCGGCTCTGCAACCGGCTCAGGGGTAGGCTCAACCACCGGCTCAATCGCCTTCAACGCCGAATCAGCGTCTTCCATAGTACGACGAAGAACGCTTTTGATAGTGCTGACAACGTCATCAGCTTCGAGAAACCGAAGCTCTGCGGCGTCACGGCTAACCTCCAAGTCGTGGCAACGCTGTTCGAGGGAAGCGGCGTAGCGACGGGAGGCTTCGAGACTGACCTCAAGGTCAGTGATCTGCAAATCCTTGCCATTGATACGATCATTGGCGAAGTTGATTTCCATTTCGAGTGTTGGCACTCGCTCCATGGCTTTCGCCATCTCCACTAGACTTGCGGCGAAATTGGTTACATCGTTTGACATTTGTCTGCGTCCTTTTGGGTTTGTCTTCTAGGTGTCTTTGGCTAGGCAATGCCTGCGCTTACACCTAGCTTTGACGGGAAAGGATACTTAAGGGGCCGTGGGAGATATACTCCTCGGTGCCCTTAAGTCACATTCATCCTGCTCTATAGGCCATTCGATCCTAGGCTGTGCAAGTCGGAAGGGATAGATCAACCATAGGCCAAAGCCGTATGGCGTCTTGCGTATCCCTTCGGCTGGTTCCTATTACTCGAAATGGATAGTTAGCGCACTAACGGCAATTAGTGCGCGGTGGAGGTTCCTTGCACAGTCGGCTTGGCAGGGGTCTTGCGACCCTTAACCAATCCAGCCTGCTTAGCGCTGAGAGGCTTATTGGCCTTGGCTTCGGCCTTCTTTGCCTCCTCCTTGGCGATCTTGGCAGTGTCTTCCTTGACCGCACCGATTAGTGCGGAGAGGTCAACAGTCGCCGGAGCTTCACTCCGGGCCTTGATCGCAGCTTCAGCGGCTACGATGATAGAAGGATCGAGACCAAGCAGTTCCTTAGCAGCGGTAGTGATCTCAGATGCCTTAACGGCATAGAGCTTCTTCCCTGCGGCCTTAAGCGCGTCGCGAACACGCTCACGGGCAATCCGTAGGGCTTCGGTGGATACTGCCTTGTCGAGCTTGGCTTCGGATTTGGCAGAGGCTTTGCCGGAGAATTTGATATCTCCGGAGAGAACCTTCGCCTTAGTCTGCTCAGCGATAATCATCGCTTCCTTCCGCACCGTAGCCTCATCACCAAGGTCTTTGATCGTGACCTTGGACATTCCGCGATTGAGGAGGGTCTTGAGGCCTTGAAGAACGGCCTCGGCGAAGACAGCCTCGGGCAGGGCGTCAGTGTCAATCTCAACCACGCCTTTACCTTTGACAATCGGGATAGTCATAATAGCCATTTGATTGATACTCGCTATTATCTCATATGGGTTGCAGACCCATGGCTGTTGAGGCTTATGCCTCGGGGAGAGCTTATCAGCGAGCGACGTCATAGAAGCTTATAGGTGCGGGGCACGGATAGAGGCTTCTCGGTCTGTTGATCTATGTCTCCTAATGGCTGAAGGCCAGTAAGCTTGTTAGCTGCTGGCCGTAAGAGCGTTTAGCTCATAGGTGATTGGAAGCTTATGGCCGACAGACGTTCTTATATGCCGTCACTTGCCATTCCATACGCTTACCACTTGGCAACGTAAGGCTTCGTGTTTCCTGATATTCCTCCGCGTCGTGATATCCAGCCTTGCCATCCTTTGTAGCATACGATGCAATCCCATTGCGAAGCTGGGTGATTGCCCGACGAAGCGCAAACGGATCACTCGCATCACTCGCCGCATATCGTTCAGCGGCGCGGAGCATTTCATTGGTGTGGTTGGTCATTTGGTGTTCTCCCTACGATCTAGCGGCGATGCCGCACAAATGATACCCGATATTGCGCTGCACAATCAAATCACATTTTCGTGATGGTGCGGTGCGGCACGTTTAGCAGTAAGCTCCGCTATCCGCATCATTCGCCTCAAGTTCCGCCTAGCTCCGCGATAGGTTGAGGCAAGGCGAGGATGGGCAGCCTTACGTCGTTTCATTTCCTTGGGTGATTGAGGCACAATCACATCAAGCTTAATCGCCGAACACTTGCTCCGCGCATTTGGCCTATTCGCCATATCAGCGAGGATGTTGTAACCAAAGCCTTTCATTGGGTGATCCCCTTTGCATACTCAGTAAGATCAATCTCACCTGCCTTGTGCATTGCCTCAAGACCATGATACAGCGCGGTCTTATAGGTCTCAGTTGGTACTGTATGCAAATTGAATGTTATTTGGCAAATGGTTACAAGGAATGGGCTAGACCATGCATCAGGCTTGGCGGCCTTAGTAATCTTTGGGCCTTTCATCTGTGTTCTCCTATTAGTATGTTGATGTCGACGCTGATAGGGCGCGCAGCGCCTCACAATACACCGGATGCCTCACCACACTCGGCTTAACACTCATCACCACGCTGGTAGCGTTAGGATACCGCTTAAGCATGTCGAACAAAGTCGCGTCAAGATTAGCCGAAGCCATATGTTCGTCATGTTCTGTCCCTGCGGTGTTGATTGTAATTGTCCCTTGCCAGATAATCATAGCTAAAGCCTTTCCCAATTGGTTTCAATGAAGTCGGCGATTTCGATGAATGATTGGCCTTTGTCATTCAATTCTGAAAGACAACTTTCTGTGTGGTAATCTCTCACTCCACCATTAGAATTGTAAAAGCCAAAATAGTCTCTCACTTCATTTGGCAATATGCCTTCCTCGGAGAAATATTTATTCCCATTCCATTCCCCAAGCTTGGATATATCACATGCTACGCCAAGGCAGCAGAATGCATCACCATCCCGCAATTGACCATTGGTTTGCGTATACTTCCCACTCCGCAATGCAGCAACTAGTTCATCTGCACGAGCTTTAATCATAGTAGTCTCCCTTCGTTGATGTAATGGCGCTGCGCGCCTTAACTATATTCGTCGCTTCATTGGCCTTGCATTAACCTCATTCACCAATCGCCTACGCTCAAACACTTTCATAATCTCTTGCCTACTCATTGGCTTCATTGGCTTTGGCAATAGCAACTCATCCACAAACTTATCCGCCGTTCGTGCATGCATTTGCCAATATTCCACCGCAAGCTTGGGATTGGCCTTAAGTAAGTGGGCATACCGCTCTCGTTGATAATAATGCGGCAATATCTCCTCACTCAATGACTGCACCTTAATCTCTGGCTTAATCTCATTCGCCAATATCTCAGCCATTTCCCTAGACGTAATCAACTCCATCACTTGCCTGACCTCATACTCATGGTCATTCGCCAGACGGTCTAGGATTGGCTTCAGGTATTCGTCACTCATCGCAGGTCTCACGGTCTATTGCTGTCCATACCCGTATTATACCACATCCACCACCATTCGTCAACAACAATCTTCGGTCTTATTCCACCGATACACCTCAGATCACTCATATCTCTCATCGATCCCGATTAATCCACATCCTGCCCCTTATATCCTTATACCCCCTAACCCTTCTCTCATGCCTCTTTGGGTCTATCTCCCTCCCTATCTCTTCTACAACACATATATACGTAAGAGAGGAAGGGGTAGAGGCTTGAGAGCTATGTAGGGGAGCACCTAACAATCAGGGAGCGAACGGGGATTAATCAGGATCGATCCGACGCACCGGGTATCCATCGATTGGTGATTGCCGATTGCTGGGCTTGCGCTGCGCCGTGGTGCGTTTAATTGCCCTGCCCGCTACCATGCCCGCCCCGACCCATTGCCCGCACCAGCGAGCCCGACAAAACGTGAACAAACCTTCCTAATAAAAAGGCCGGGACAATGCCCGGCCTTGATACGACTTGATGTGAGTTGAGCCTAATAGGTGATTGGTTCTCGCTCGCCAATTGGCCGATAGCACTGACTGACACAGAACATAATCGTCAACCGTCCAATCTTGATAAACCGCAACCCACCGACCTTGCGATAGCTGATGTTGAACATGGATTGCATGACTATCGCCCCTTCTGTGTCATCCCCGCGAGATAGCTCGACAACGACTGCGGCGCATTGGCCTTAGGCGCAGCCTTGCGATCATCATCCACTACAGCCACACTCAGCTTGCCGAAGTTATAGCCAAACACCAGCCGCTTGCCCACTGGCAACTCAACAGCCGATTGCATCTCGTCCTCGAACACCGTTCTTGCCTCCTTCATGGCCTTGTACGCAGCCTTATACATGTCATACGCTACCTTATGATCCACACTCAGCGTCTCGGTATCGATCACCGTCCACACTGTATCAGTGCGTGCTTGCTTGGCCATGTCCATCTCCGTGCCCTTGGGCATCATGTCGCCATCATTGGTCGACACGCCAAGCATACCACGAGTGCACTGCACCATGCAAATCACATCAACGTGAATGCACCTGCATTGAAACGTTGCTGTCATGTTCATCGGACCGGGGGTGGGGCCAAAAAGCGTGCGCTCGCCGTGGGCCATACCTCCTCTCTATAAAAGGTAGGGAAAATCAAATCACCCGGGTCTTACTCCAAGCACTTGACAAAGCAAACCAGTATGATATAATGGTCGTATGGTAGGAGATTTACCCGATGGAAGATGATGGTTTCCATGAGCTTTGCGGGGTATTGAGCTGTGTGGTGTATGCACTGCTCAGCCGGGGCAAAGTGGTTTATATCGGACAATCTACACAGCCGCTAGTGCGGCTGTTTCAACATCAGCTTAAGGCTGGTGAGAGGCTATATCGCCGTACACACGCGCGTGGCGTGGAGCGCTTTCCGTTCGATCAAGTATTCATCCGTTCATGTACCCTAGCCCAAGTCAACCAAATCGAAAAGGATATGATCCAGAAGCACTGGCCTAAATACAACATCGCACACAAAACTGAGCAAGTGGACTTCAAGGCATTGATCCAGACCCTTGTACCACTAGCTGAAACCCAACCCCATCCTTATGTAGTCGGAAAGCTTAACAGGAGAATCTAATGCTCACCCGCGGCCGTCTCCCGCGAGTCAAACTTGAACTAGGTCCCATCCGTTCCCTAACGGTGGACGATCTCGATTGCCTACGTGAGAAGCGTACCACCCCAACCGTTCACCGATTCCGTGATCCTCACCATCGCCTAGCTCGTCTCATCGCCATGGGCGTTCGGCCTAAGCTCGCCGCTGAACAAACTGGCTATTCAATCGCCCGGGTCTACATCCTCCACTCCGACCCATCCTTCATGGACCTCGTCGCCAAATATCGCAAGGACGTCGACGAGGCCTACATCGATGCCGAGGCCGAACGCTATGCCCTTGCCAATGAAGTCAACGTCAAAGCCCTCCGTACCATCGCCGAGCACTTTGACAAAGCTGATGAAGAAGGTGAACTTATTCCAATGGATCGCGCATTGCGTGTCTTTGCTGACACAGCAGATCGAACTGGCTTGGTTAAGAAGTCCACCGTAACCAACATCAACGTCGACTTCGCCAAGAACCTCGAACGTGCTCGTCAACTCCGTGACGCATCCCGGGCCCAGGTAATCGATGTCGAACCCCAACTATTAGAGAGCAAGAATGGCTAAGTCCTCGGTGAGTCTGCGCGCCAAGGGCCTAGGGAAGGCCAGCAGGCAGCGGGGTTGTCTTGAACGGAACAATCTCTGCGCCGCTGGCCGACTCCCAAGCGAGGCCAACTCATGATCGAAAGCGGCCTTTCATCCGACGGACTTCATGACTGGCTCGCTTCCGTCTCGGGCGACCCTCTTGCCTTCACCCTCGGCGCATACCCCTGGGGCCAAGCCGGTACAGTCTTAGAACGATTCGAGGGCCCCGACAATTGGTCCCGTGATCTAATGGAGCTAATCCGCCTTGGCCTTCTTAACCCATCGGAAGCTATCCAAATTGCCACCGCCTCCGGGCACGGCATTGGCAAGTCCGCTACCGTCGCCTGGATCATCCTCTGGGCATTCTGTACATTTCCCGACTGTCGCGGTGTCATCACAGCCAACACCGAAACCCAGCTCAAGACCAAGACTTGGGCCGAGCTTGGCAAGTGGTTCAACCTCTGTTGGTTTACACGTGACCATTTCCAACTTACCGCCACAGCCCTCTTCTCCAAGGACCCGGATCGGGAGAGGACATGGCGCATAGACATGATCCCTTGGTCCGAGAAGAACCCAGCAGCCTTCGCCGGACTCCACAACCAAGGCAAACGAATCCTCCTCATCTTCGACGAGGCATCTGAAATCAGTGACGTAATCTGGGAAACCGCAGAAGGTGCACTAACCGATGACAATACCGAAATCCTTTGGCTTGTCTTTGGCAACCCAACCCGCAACTCCGGCAGATTCAAAGAATGCTTTGAAGGAGGCAGGCATCACGAATTCTGGCACACCCGACAAATCGACAGTCGAAGTGTCAAAGTCACCAACAAACCCCGATTTGACAAGTGGATCAAAGCCTACGGACTCGACTCAGACTTTGTTCGCATTCGCGTGCTTGGCCAATTCCCTCGAGTTGGCGAGATGGAGTTCTTCTCTGCGGCCGACATTGATGCAGCTATGTCCCCTGATCGCGAAGTCTTTGTCGACGCATTTACCCCGTTTGCTGTCGGAGTCGACGTTGCCCGCTTTGGACAAAACAACTCAGTCATATTCCCCCGGAAGGGCCGTGATGCACGTTCAATTGTCCGTCGTCGCTACAACGGCATCAACACCGTCGAACTAGCCAATCGCATCCACGACGCAGCCTACGAATGGCACCCAGACGGAATCTTCATCGATGGCGGCGGTGTCGGCGGTGGCGTAGTCGACAACTGTCGCCAACAACGCATGTTCATCACCGAAGTCCAATTCGGCGCAAAGGATTCAATAACAGGGGTCGCCAACGACAACTCCGGCGAGAAGTACGCCAACATGCGTTCTGCAATGGCAGGTGCCTGCCGTGCATGGCTCAAGACCGGCATCCTTCCCAACGACCCTGAACTCCGCATTGCAATGCTCGCCATTCGCTACACGTTCAACAAACAAGACGCCATCCAACTGGTCTCCAAAGAAGACCTAATGGAAGACAACCCAAATCTAATCCTCGACGATCTTGATGCGCTATGCTTGACCTTCGGCGGACCCCTTGCCAAATCCATTGACGCTGGTTGGGAGTTCGCTGGTGCAGTTGCCAAACCCGCTGGGGCTGAACACGAATATAACCCATATTCAAACGAAAGGATGAGTGCATAATGGTAGATCCCGTGACATTGACGGGCCTCGCCCTCGCTGGTCTCGCAGGCGCAGGCGCTTCTGCCGCAATCGGTGGCGGCTCATCTCCTGCCCCAACCGCAACTCCACAAGCTGCTCCTCCTCCGCCTCCCACATCCGCGGCCCCTGCCCAATCTCCACAAGGCAAACCCGGAGGTGGTCAATCCGCCCAACCGTCCTTCATTGGCTCAACATCAGTGCCGAGTGGTGAGAGTGGGCAGAAAACTTTAGTCGGGCAATGATATGCCCGTAGTTCCATTCAACAACAATCCTCAGGTCGCCTCCCGACCCAAACCCGACGACTCAATGATCCTCATGGCCGCAGCCCAAATGCAATCCGAACGCCAACCACCAATGGTCCCAAGTGCCAACACCCCGCACCCTAAGTCCTAAGCACGAATCACTCTACACCTTCTGTGTAGGCAGACTCATGGGCCTACGTGTAAACCGCTATTCGTGGTGGACGCACGCACGCGAACTTGCTGACTACTTCCTTCCCCGACGTTACAAATGGATCATAACCCCAAACCAAGCCTACCGCGGCTCACCCATAAACCAACACATCCTCGATGAAACAGGAGTGATCTGTGCCCGTAACCTTGCATCAGGACTGGTGTCCGGCAAGTCTTCCCCAACCCGACCTTGGTTCAAGCTCCGCGTCGGCAAGATCGACTCCACCCAGACCTCGCCTGTGTCTCTGTGGTTGGCCGAGTGTGAGCGTCTCTTATATCTCATCTTTGGAGAGAGTAACTTCTACAACTGCATCGCCACCTTCTACTTCGACCTCGTAATCTTCGGCACCGCCGTCCTTCTAATCTACGAAGACTACGACAACGTCATCAACTGCTACAACCCATGCTTCGGCGAATACTACGTCGACATCGACGGCCAATACCGCCCTCGCATCTTCTATCGCGAATTCACCATGACCGTCGACGCAGTCGTCAATCGTTGGGGACGAGAGAACTGCTCTGCCAGTTGTCTGGCATTGTACGACGACCCATCGGGTGCAAACCGCACCCGTGAAATCATCGTCGCGCATGCAATCGAACCCCTAACCCCAGGCGATGCAGAACGCTTCGACCTATCTCCAAAATGGTCCTTCTGGGAAGTCTATTGGGAATGGGGCGGCTCCACATCCCCCCAAGGCGGCGCACCAGGCCAGGGCCCAGGCTTCCTCTACATCGGCGGCTTCCATGAACAAATGGCAATCATCGGCCGCTGGGACCTTGTTTCCAATGATGCCTATGGTCGATCGCCTGCCATGGATGCTCTTCCAGCACAGAAGCAAATCCAACTTGAACAACGGCGTAAAGCTCAAGCTATAGACAAAATGGTGAACCCACCTCTTGTTGCCGACATGCAACTCAAAAACCAACCAGCTTCCCTTCTTCCTGGTGGTATCACCTATGTCTCAGGCTATACCACCTCAGGCAAACCCGGCTTCTCCTCCGTCTACGATACCAAATTCCCCGTGCAGGAAATTGTCGAAGACCTCAAGGAAGTCTACCAACGCGTTGTCAAAACCTTCTTCAACGACGTACTAATGACCGCCAGTCAATTTGAGACGCGAAGTAATGTCACCGCAATGGAATGGGATATGCGACGGGCAGAATCCATGGTTCTGTTGGGCCCGGCTTTGGAGCGTATTGATTACGAAGTATTGGGACCAGCTATTGATCGTGTATTCGCTATTGCTTCTCGTATTCCTAGGTTTCTACCTCCTGCTCCGCCAGAGATCGCGGGACAAATGATCACTATCGACTACGTCTCAATGCTCAGCCAAAGCCAACAGGCAGCCGCTGCTGGCGGAATCGAACGCGTGGCCCAATTCGCTGGCACCCTCGAGGGCATCAAGCCCGGCACAATGGACAACATCGACACTGACTTCATGATCGAGAAATACTCCAAGCTCCTCCAAAACGACCCGAAGATGATCCGCAGCCCCGAACAACTCAAAGCAATCCGCGAAGCCGCAGCCCAACAGCAACAGCAGATGCAACAAGCCGCAATGGCAGAACAACTATCCAAGTCTGCCAAGAACATGGCCGACGCTAACATCGGCAATGGCCAACCAGCAGCGCAACAGATAGGTGTGCAATGACCGCATTTAAAATCGAACCACTCTCAAGCTCAGCTAAAGAAGTCCTTGGTCAGATGTTTCTCAATGGCCCAATCTGGGATGGTAATGTCTGTTCCAAAGTTGGCCGCGGTGAATTAGTTTCCGCTGGCCTTGCTATTCATGCGCATGGGTTTGCCTTCCTTACATCGGAAGGTGTACGCACTGCTATTGAATGGAAAGACTTTCATCGTCCACTTAGTGACTGGAGTCAGCGTTGGCTTCGAAAGGCTAATGGCGGCTAATGTCCCAAGCCTCCGCAGCCGATCGTAAATCAATCCGTGCCCAAGAAAAGGCCGCAAAGATTGCCGACGCCGAGCGTGCATCCGTTCTCCAAACCCTTATGTTCACCCCAATCGGCAGACGCTATATCTGGGACCAACTCACCGCGTGCCATATCTTCGAAGCCAATACCATCGAATCCGTTCGTCTATCTGCAATGTGGGATGGCGAACGCAATGCAGGCCTACGACTCCTCAACGACATAATCGCCTTCACCCCAGACCAATTCATCCTAGCTATGAGAGAATCCAATGAGCGACGTGACAGTGACAACCGAAGCGCCAGTCCTCGATCTTCCGAAGGAGCCGGTGCTGAACAATACTCCGGAAGCTCGCCAACCGGACGGGACGCTGAAGGATCAATCGACATCCTTGGCGGGGACGACTACGACCCCTATCGAACCGAAGACGCCTGACGCACCAGTCGTTCCCGAAACCTATGCAGACTTCAAACTAGCCGAAGGCCAGACCCTCAACCCAGACACGTTGAAGGAAGCTTCCGCTGTCT